CACAACCGTCCTGATGTTTACCACCCATTTAACGAGTCTTTGAGTGATGCTGTTTCTGCGTGGGGCGAACTTATGGGGCAGGAAAAGCCCACTGATGCCGTAGAATAACCCCGTTATGTCTACTCAGATACCAATATGTGTTGCGTGTGAGAAGAAGCGGTACGACTTGTACCAGATAGATGCTTTGCAAGACGAGTGGTTGTGTGAGGACTGTCTGGATGCGACTGTGTTGACTCACATGATGTTGACTGATGGAGAGCAAGAGTGACTGATTTCTCTGTTTCCTCTGTGGACACGTTTCAGATGCCACGGTCTACGAGATTCCCGCAGTGTTCCGAGCAGCCGTGTATTTACCATGTTTACAAGAACGGACGTTGCAAAAAACATCAAGAGAACAACGATGGATGAACTCCAGAAGATCATCGACACGGGAGTTCTTGAAGTAAAAGATGGGGATTACTACACAATTACACTTCAATTCGATGAAGAAGAATGGGAGCAGGTTTCGGAGTTATACAAAATATTTCCAGCGGAACCTACTTCAGATTGGATGAAGGACTTAATTCTTGGTAAACGCCGTATCTACAAGCATCCAGAACCATGAAAATTACCCTTCTTAAATACTGTGATGTGATCGTCGAAGATCATTACGGTGTTGGCTTTCACAAATACGGACCGGCAACATCTTGTTTACTCCGTTCTCTTATGTCCATGAAGAACAGTGATTACAACTTAGTGAATCTCGACCGTAAACGATGGGATGAGGCTAGCACCGAACAAGAAGATGGCTCAATGCTTTTGAGTTGCGGGTGTAAGTATCAGGAAACCGCGTAGTAAACTCTGAGAATGGCGACTGAGACACCGACTTATACAGTACGTGACCTAGAGCGAGAGATCGTTTCTAGGTCTTTTGTTCATTTTCTGGAACACGTAAAACTGCTCGACCCGCCTACTGCCACATCTCAGGGCGGAATTATCCAACTGAAACTGTGGAAGCACATCAAAGAAGCCGCTGTTTTACTGGCTGGCTCCGATACTGAAGACCCGAAGAGACTCATCTCTGTACTCAAAAGCCGCCAGATTGGGTGGTCGTGGATTCTGGCTGCGTATGCCACGTGGAAAGCCCAGTACCACGAAGGCGCAAACGTACTTATCTTCTCGCAAGGACAACTTGAATCCAGCGTGTTCCTTGGCAAGTGCAAGACCATCATGGAAAACTTGCCTCCGCATTTGCAAACTGGCACTGGTCGGTCGAACGACACCACAGTTACGTTCCCGTCCATGAAATCCAAGATTACCGCACTGCCGTCAACTGAGAATGCGGGTCGTGGTGAGACTGCAACGCTTGTAATTCAAGACGAAGCGGACTTTCACGAGAACCTGGAACTGAACTACGCAGCCATCAAGCCAACAATTGACCGTGGCGCACAACTGATTCAGGTCTCAACGATCAACAAAAAGACCGCTGGCTCTCTATTTAAAGAGATTTACCGTAATTCCGAGACAAACGGCTTCCACAAAGTGTTTCACGGCTGGCGCAGTGTCCCAGACAGAGACGACGAGTGGCACGCACGGGTGAAGAAAGAGGCTCCAACCTCTGAGGGCATGACTCCTGAACTCTACATGGAGCAGGAACACCCAGAGACTGAAGAAGAAGCATTACGTCCAACACGGGCAATGGCTGCATTCGACACAGATGCACTTGAATCTATGCAGAATGACGCTAAAGACCCTGTTGAAACGAGAAATGGGGTGGTCAATATCTACCAGAAGCCTGCTGTCGGGAAGCGGTATGCGGCTGGAACGGACACTTCCCACGGAACAGGAAACGACTATGCAACTACCGCTATCATTGATGTTGAAACTGGTTACGTGGTTGCCGATGTTGATTCTCAAACGCTTGCTCCAGAGCATCTTGCCCAGGAATCCGTTCGGCTCCTTGAAGACTACGGCAATCCGATCTGGGCTATCGAAGATAACGACTGGGGTCAACTCACAATCGACAAAGCGAGAGACCTCAAATACCCAAGACTCTACGAAAGGCGTAATCCCAACGGTCAACCTTCAGGAAGGGTTGGTTGGCATACGGATTCCCGCTCTCGCCCGCTTCTCTGGGGTGAGCTTATCGAAGCTGTTCGAGAAAGATTGATTACAATTCCCTCTAAAAACGGGCTTTCACAGTTCTCAACCGTCATCAGAAACCCTGATAAGGACGGTCGCATCGAAGCAATGGTCGGCACACATGATGACTACCCTATGGCAGTTGGGTTAGCATGGCAGATGCGGAAAGAGGCATATCATCAAGATTCCAAGATCAAAGTTATCTCTCGGAAAGAAAGACTTCGCAGGCTAGGCAAACTCTAAATGGCAGCATTAAAGCGAGATGAAGCGAAAATCCAGCGAATTCTTGAGCGGGTAGACCGCAAAGAACAAGTATTCCTGAAACGTACTGAAATCATGGACGATGAGTACGCATGGGGCTGGCGAAACGAACGTTTCAAGCCAAGTGCCGTAGAAGGAATTCGCCAAGAAGATGCTGTCACAACGAACTATCCGAAGATTCTCGCACGAAAAGTCTCCAATCTCGTAGGTTTTGCCGACCGAATTATTCGCGTTGAAGACGATGCCGACAACGAGAACTTCAGAGACCAGAACAACGCAACTGAACGCCTCGCAATCGGAATGCTGGCAAACGCAGATGAACGCCTAGAAAACTCAGGCATGGCATCCACCGTTCAGGGCATGAATGCGTGGTTTGGAACTGTCCGTGGCGCGTGGATTGCTACTCGTGCCGTGCTTATTAAGGACGAAAACGGCAACACCATAGAAGATATTGTCCCGATTGACCCTCGAAACATCGTGTTTGAGAAGGGGCGAGGCGAACCACTGTGGGCAGCTATTGTCACACAGCGTTCCAAGCAAGACATCCGTGACGAATATCCTAAATTTAAGTTTGATTCCGAAGACCCAGTACGAAACACCGACGACGATAACGATGAAAACGTGCGCGTCGTGGACTACTACTGGAAAGGAACGCAAAAAGACGGCTCAAAACTCAATGGCAAGTACCTGAACGCTGTCATCATTGACAACCAGTTTGCAAAGCAGCCAACTGACACCCATGCAGAAAAGTTCCCAGTTGTCATTCGGTTGATCGGGAACAATCCTGGAGTGATGAACTACACGCTCAATGACGACATCCAAGGTGTTCGTGATATTCCCGGCATCGAAGACGTTGGTGACAGCGTGTTTGCCGCTCTCAAGCACACCAAGCCGCAAGTAGACCGCCTTGCCTCGTACCGTATGGCACTCACAGCCAAGCGGGTTCAGGGAACGATGAAGGTCTTTTCTCGTGACGGAACGAAAGAGTTTGACCAAGACCCGTTCGAGTCCGGTGGCGAGTTGAATCTGTCAACTGATAACAACGAGAACGTAGAACTACTCCCAGTTGCACAACTAACGGCAGACACCGCTGCACTGGAAGCGGAACTTAGACTCGATGAATCCAACGCCGGTCTCTCAGAAGCAGGACTCGGAAGACTTGGAGTGCCTGTATCCGGTGCTGCACTGGACATCATTACGCAGTCAGACGCAGAAGTTGCCGCTCCGTACATCAAGGCAGTCGAATCACTGCTACTTGGTGTTCTGGAAAACCTGATTTCTCAATACGAAACAGGCAAGTACAAGACGATTCAGGTACGTGGTAAAACTCACACAGATATTCCATTCAATCGACCTATTTCCCCAGATGACATCAAGGGGCATAACCGCATCTCAGTTCAACTGGTTCAGGTTCAGCCACACGATGACGTTGCACTCTGGCAGGCAGCACAACTTGCGTCTACCCCAGATGCTCAAGGCATGGCACTTGTCTCCAAGCAATACGCCGCAACAAAGATTGCTCGTGTTCAGGACTACGACCAAGAGAAAACCCGCATGTTTGCAGCGCAGGCACGAATGTCCAGCCCTGCTGCAATGTGGCTGACTCAACTGGAAGCAGCGCACAGAACCGGCAACGAAGAAGTCGTGGCGTTTGTAGAATCAGAACTGCAACGTGCGCTGGAGCAGCAGTACATGGAAGACCAAGCGCGAAAATTTGCGTTTATGCAGGCAATAGGACAAAACCCGTTGCAGGCAGCAGCAGACGGTATGGGTGGTGCGCCTAACGGAGCGTCACCTAACGGTGTCTCTTCTCAAGTAGACCCGACATCTGCTACAGTAGGGTTAGATTCAGCGGTGTTTCCGCAAGCAGGAAGACCTGGCGTAAGCCGTGAGCCGTCACGAGATGCAGGCTTCAACACGATAGCACCAAGGAATACAGCAGAAGCAGCAGGCTTAGAGCCGAACGTATAGAGATTTAACGATGCAGATATTTTCATTCTTACACCCTGAACTCGGCATTGTTTTTATAAAGGCTAATTCGCGAGAGGAAGCCCAGAGAGCGGGACAGGCTGCTCTTGGTTCAAACCTTACTTTTAGACAATCTGGCAGAACCATCGAAGATGCGAGACAGGCAACTGGTGCAAGGCTTTACGGTGTTAGAAATGATGGCGCGCTAATAACTAGCGGAACTGCTGGTGTAACGAACGGTCAAGACAACCCAAACATGGTTGACTTCTTTACAAACCTGTCGTCTGCTAAATCTTCTCTTAATGCTGTTCCACCTCGAAATACGTTAGAACCTCCTACGTTCCCAATAGAGGAAGACATCGAACGATTTGAGTTTGGTCCTGCGTTTGAGCGAGCGTTGCGTCAGGGCGGCGTGAACATTGGTGCTGGCGGCGGTCTTCTTGGCGCACAAACACGAGCAGCACAACAGCCACTATTCTCACGATTCTTCGGCACAGAGGCATTACGATCTGGCGGAGACCCAGTTGACCCGACGATTGCAGAGCCTTCTTTTCAGAACTTCATCGCCCAGAACCTACAGGGCGGTTCACTACTTGGTCGTCAGGGAGCGCAGCAGGCTCGTGACTTGCTGACACAGGCGCAGGGTTTCAGGCAGTTTGGCGAAGAGCAACTTCCGACTTTACTTGCTGGTAGCTTCTTAAACCCTGCAACAACTGAGCAAGGGCTAAATCTTGCCAACATTGCCCGTGAAGCTGCGCGCACAAGGTTTGGCTCACTGTCACGATTCCTGCCATCAGCATATGATTTATCACAGTCGTATTTGTCTCAAGAACGCCCCACTAGAGGCACGTTCGCAGACTTTTTGAATGAGAGAATCTTCGGGTAAATGACTACGCCTATAGACATATTCGATGTTCTTTCGGATACCAGAGAAGGACGGCAGATAGGCTTCCAGACGATTCTGGACAGTCTTTCACGCCAACAGCGTTCTCCCGTCACCCAGTTCAACCGCCCGTTCGTAAGTAACTTGTTCCCGTCAATCGAGAACGAGTTCTTTGGCGCACTGGGAAACCGGATTTCTCAGGGACAGGAACCGATTACGTTTACTGATTTCCTGAACAACGACTTCAATTTGCAACGCCGAATCAGGCGCACGCCGTCACAGCAAATTGGCTCAAGCATTTCACGGCTTACATCACCAGCCAGATTCCTTTT